TATTGTAGTTCCAGACTTTGACATTAAAGAAGTTAAGGGCAAGATGGTATGGGCTGGAGAAAAGTTAGTAGACCAGGCAATTGAATATGGCTGGTCTGTTAGCTTTCCAAATTGGGCCGAAACTGTTAAGGACACTTCCAAGGCTGTGGAGACGTATGGTAAGTTATTCGCAATGAAGAGCATACTTAAAGGCAAGCAATCTAGTAAGTTAAAAATAGAATTAATGAAAAGAAGATATAATAAATGAGTACAAAAGAATATAGCCCAGATTTACAAAAATTATTTTTAGAGATGATGATGCAAGACGCACAACTATACGTGCGTGTGCAAAACATTTACAGTCCCGAAAACTTTGATCGCAGTGTTAGAACCGCTGCTGAGTTTATTAAAACCCACAGCAATGATTACAAGAGTTTACCCACTTACGAGCAAATCAAAGCTGTTACTAGCGTTGATCTAAAACCTATTCCTGATATTGGGGACGGACACACTGAATGGTTCTTAAAGGAATTTGAGAACTTTACTAAGC